CTGGCCTGATGGAAGAGTCTCAGTTATATGGGATTCAATCAACGAACAGTCATACCTAGAGCGTTGGGGATGGAACCCTATAATCCATGACATTCCACCTGAAGAGATCTTAGAAACGTATTTTACCCACCAGAATAGTTTAATAGATAAAGAAAGAAAGGAATATCTAGGTGATCAAGATGAGTAAAGGCAGAGACAGGAAGAAAGAAACTAAAAAACCAAAGAAGGAGAAGTAATGGAAAAGTATCCACAAAACAATGAGAAACGCAGGGGCGTAATAATCAGAGAGCTAGCTAGAAGAGCTGTTAGAGTTTTTACTACCCAGCCCTTAGCTTCACATGGAGATCACTTTCAGAAGCCACGAGAAGTTCAAGGAGAACTTGACTTAAGGTCTGAAGACGATTAAAATAAAGGAGCACATTTGATTGGCTAAGAGAGCTGTTTCGTCCGAAAGCAACACTCGCCACTGAAGTCATATAGGACACAGACCCCTACCCATGGGGTCTTTTTAATGTTATAATATTATTATTCGTTAATAGAAGAGGCGAAAGGAAAACTATCCCAAAACCTCTTGTGCGCTTACCTGACTATGTTCCATCTGAACGTCAGATTAAATTTCATACTTCGACTGCTTTTGAGACACTTTATGGTGGTGCAGCTGGAGGTGGGAAGACTGCTGCCCTTTGTGCAGAGGCTATCACTGCTGCTATAGAGCAGCCCGAGAGCCATATATATATTTTCAGACGCTCCTTACAGGATCTTCGTAGATCTGTGTTCAATGAAATAATGCGTCAAATAGCCAGGTATCAAAACCTACCCGACTATCAGAAAGTAATAATGCCTAATGGTAAAAGACTTACCATCAGCTACAACAATCAAGAATCCTCATTTAAGTTCTCAAACGATTCTTTTATTCAATTTGCATACTTAGACACAGTTGCAGACAGGTATCGCTACCAGTCCGCAGAAATTCATATCCTTCTTGTAGATGAGCTTACTCACTTTCTTCAGGATGACTACGAATACCTTAAGACTCGTGTTCGTAGTGGAGATGATCGCAGACTTAGGATCATGGCAGCCACGAACCCAGGTAACGTAGGTCATGGTTGGGTAAGAGATTATTTCATAGAGTCTAAAGATCCTGCTATACACCGTATTCCAGAAGAGGTATGGGTAGACGAAGGCTCGGAGCTAACGAGGATCTTCATACCAGCTAAGCTAGACGACCACCCTAATAAGCGTTTTCGTGAGTCTTATGGGCGTGTACTTAATGCAATACCTGATGAGCAGCTGAGAAAGGCTCTACGTGACGGAGACTGGCATACCTTTGAAGGCCAGGTCTACACAGAATGGTCTAAAGAGAAACATGTTATATCTAAACTCCCTGTCGATTTAAAGGACTGTGAAAAGTACATAGGTTTTGACTGGGGTTATAACGACTACGCCTGTGCCACCTTTTTAGCAGTAGCCCCTGAGAACGAACAAGGTGTCAAACATATCTATGCCTATAGAGAGGTCTATGACCGACAGAAGTCTCCTACATGGTGGGGTAAAGAGATCCGAGAATATATGGATCACGAACTTATAGACTATATGATTCTTCCGCATGATTGTTTTTCTCATCTTGGAGGCAACCAAACTATAGCTAGAACCTTCTCAGACTTCAATATACCTCATTTAAGGGCTAATTCGCAGTCACATGCAGCTAAAATGCACCGTATAGCTTTGATGCATCAGCTTCTAAGTATTAGCGAGGACGGAACACCTTACTTACAATTCCTGGATATTTGTGCAAACAACATCCGAACTATTCCAGATCTACCTTACTCAGAGAATAGACCCGAAGAGATTTCCGACAGGGCAGAAGACCATGCTTTTGATGCTACTACGTACGGTCTAATGGTTATCCTAGACGGAGAAACATGGATTTTAGGCACAGAGGAGAAGGGGTCAAGACGGAAAGAGTCTTTTATTATTAATGAATATGGAGAAGCAGAAGGGTTAAACGTGGATATACATAAAGTGTTGCAAAGATCACAACAAATAGATAAGGACTGGATGACAATATGAGAAGACCTACATTCACAGTAATGGTTCTATATAGTAACCTGTTTCCAAAGTGGGAACTAACTCCAATTCGTTGTATTAATTGCTCAAGAATGCTCTGCAAGGTTAAAGGAAATATTCTGTGGGTCACAAACTCGGCAGGTATACCCCTGGAAAGTATCTCGCCCAGCATTGCCTATGTAGAGAAGCAGTGCCATAGCTGCAAGACTCTCTATAAGCTACTTTTCCAATAGCCACAACCTCAAAAGTGTTGTATAATATACATAAAAACCTGCACTTAAGTAGGCTGAGGATTTTCATGATAGGTAAATTTAACAACTGGTTAGCAGAAATAATTACAAATAGTATCGGTACGATGTACTGTGCATACGTATTTGGTTTAATGGGACTCGCAGGTGTGTATTTTGCACTCACAGGCAACACTAGGGGCGTACTAATCATAGGGGCTATCTCAGGATACTTCCTACAACTAGTATTACTACCAATAATTATGGTTGGACAGAATATTCAAGCAACTAAACACGATGAAACAGTGACTCAACTGAAAAAGATCCATAAACACTTGAAGAAGTTGGATAATTAATGCCAGGCTGGGACTACCAGGAGTTATCACCTCCTCTAAATGACACGCGCGTAGACGCTATATCGCACCAAATAGGTGTTATTGATGAACTTCCTATCCTTACATTAGATGCTCCTGACGAGATCTTAGTAGATGATTTATATAAAAGAATACAAGACTCTCAAGCTTATTGGGACAAAGCAGACGGTTTTAATCTCAATGAGGCACGCCAAGAGAACAAACGTCTTCATAATGGTCAACAGATCAACACTTCTAGACTTTATCGTTTCCAAGTTCCTTATGTAGAAAATGAAATATTTGTAGCCACTGAGACCATCATAGCTTACCTGACCTCGCAGCAGCCTCAACCAGAGGTTTACCCATCACAGGATAATATCCAGGCACGCAAGTTCGCTACCGACTTAGAAAAAGCACTCACAGCGCATTCAGAGAAGTTTGAACTTAGTAGAAAAATGGAAGCATCTGTTAGAAATCTTCTTCTTAAGAGAGTAGGTCTTTTAAAGTTACGCTTTGATCCTAACTTCGGTGAGCATGGTGAGATAATACCTGAAATCATAGATCCTGAAATGGTAGTCATAGATAAGAACGCAGTCCAAGACGGTAATCCTGCTTTCATCTCACATACCTTAAAATTCTCCGTAGAAGAATTAGTAGCAAGATTCCCTGACAAAAAGGAAGAGATTTATAAAGACCTAGGCTTTGGCAAAGACGCTACAGCCAGGATGACTGACATAGTAACTGTACGTGAGGTATGGTTTACTCATTATGATAATGGCGAAGCTGAAGAAGCTGTTATATGGTTAATGGATCACATCGTCTTAGATAAGATGAAAAATCCTAACTGGTTATATAATCACTTCAATTTCCTAGACACTCCAAAGAAACCTTTCATTCCTCTTAATTACGTGAACGATGGCTCTCACTGGATAGACTTCACCACACCTGTTGAACAAGCTGCCAACATCCAAAATATTCTTAATAAGCGTGGTCGTCAGATTATGGAAAGTGCTGATAAGGCTAATGGAATCCTAGTAATCTCTACTGACTCAGGTCTTACTAAAGATGATGCCCAGAACCTTACAGGCGATCCTAATCAGAAACTCATTATCAAGACAGCAGGACAACCAGTTAATTCTTTAATTTACAATGTCCCAGGCCGAGATCTCCCTTCTTACGTAATAGACGACAAACTAGATGCTCGCCAGACTATCCATAACTTAATGGGTACTCCTCCACAAATGACAGGTAATGATACTGGCGGTAGTTCTAATAAGACGCTTGGCGAGACCTTGATGATGAAGAACCAGGCCACAGGACGACAGGATCTTATCGTTCGTGCTATAGATGCCTTCATGTATAAGTACTTTAATATGCTAGTTCAGATGATGCTTGTTTGGTACACCGAGAAACATTTTTTTGTTTATAATGGTGGTGATGGTGACTTCGACTATATAACCTTACACAGAGATTTGATTAAAAAGGGTATGCAAGTTAGCGTAAAGAGTGGTACAACACTGCCGTTTGATAAGAGTAGGCAAGAAGCAGTGGCTCTTCAGCTGGCTAAAATGCAGATGATAGACCCTTATAACTTATACCGAGATCTGCATATGGACAGGGCACAGAAACGTTACGATGCTTGGTTCAAATGGAAAACTAATCCCCAGGCGCTTGCACGTGATGTTGAAGATGAAGATGCTGAAACCAAAGCTTACGTAGAATTTATGGAAGTTATGGCTGGTAAGAAAGTCGAACCAGCAGAAGACGCTTCCAAGGAACACGTTCTTTCTCACAGGAAGCAAATGCTTACGGACGAGTTTATGAATGGTGACGTTAAGAACCAGAAAGCCTTCTTGGACTTAATAGACAAAGAGCTACAAGGTCTAGAGTTAAGAACCAGTCTAGATATGATGAGTTCTATGAGTCCTGAACTGCTTAATCCTAAAGTGCCTATTCAGCCTCCTCAGCCACCGCAACCCCCTATGCCAATGCCAGGTCAACAACCTCCTGGACAACCAGGTCAACCCCCAGCTCAACCGCCCCAAGGTCCTCCAGGTATGACTCCACCACCTCCAGCGCCTAGTGCACCTATGGGACAATTACAAAATCCTCAGAACCCTACTATGCAGCCTTCTGGTAGACCCGACAATTTGCCATCTATATAGAAATATAGTATAATAACAGCAACAATAAGGGGGAATATGACAGGAGGTCATTTGAACCCACTAGATTTAAAACTTAACGATATACTCGGAGATAGTGACGACACGCCATTGTCCGAACCAACACAAACAAATGATAATATACCTACTTCACCAACTCCTGATCCAGCTTCTGATACCCCTGTTCCTACTGGGGATGAGTCTACTCCTCCTACTCCTGATACTAGTGAGCCTGTTGTTGACGATAGCGCAGAACGTTTTACAGCAAATCAAATTGCTAAAGAAGAAACGCCTCCTGCGGATGAGCCAGCAACTCCTCCAGCTACCTTAGATCCCGAAGCTAAATATATAGTAGATAATCTTCCTGATATTACTACGAGGATTATGGATAAGGACGGCAATGTCCAGGAAGTAAATGTTAAATCTTACACGCAGTTACCAGATGATGTACAATTCGCAACTAAGCGTGACGAGCTAGCCTTCATGAATGCCCTAACTGCCCAGGAAAATAAGGCTTCTCAACTCCAGAATGACTATAGGCAGGAACAGCAACAGACACAGGTCAATGACTTTGAGACTCGTGAGAATGCAGCTATCAATGAAGACCTTACCAAACTACAGACCGAGGATAAACTTCCCAAACTCTTAGATCCTAGCGATCCTAAGTTTGCTGATGATCCTGCAACTAAACAAGTTCAAGAAGTTTTGGATTTTATGAACGAAAAGAACACACAATACTTAGACCGTTACAATAAAGGTAGTGCATACAAACATATTGGTTTTGAAGAAGCTTACGAGATGATGCCTAAAACTCAGGAGACTAATACTCAGACACAACGTCAAACACGAGAAGACAACGAAAGACAAAACAAGGCTGGTCGTGTAGGTGGTAATACTGGCACAGAAGCACAGTCTAATGCACGTAAGCCAACTGTGCGTCAGGGTGCAACCCTTGATTCAATAGTTGAACGAATAGAAAACGAATGGTAAATTTAACAATAGATTGGATTCCCAAAGGTGTATAACTATACAAACACAGCATTAGCAATATTTACAAGGGTAGGTCTTCTGACCGAAGAAGAGGGTGAGAAACTCTCTAAAGAGATGGCAAGTAAAATCCATCCAGCCACTTACAAAGAAGCCTTAGCCATGATAGATAAACTAGAGATGGACTGGGAACTAAAACAAAAGATTGCAACTGTCAAATCGAAATAGTTGTAATTATTACCTATAGTGTTGTATAATATACACATCAGGCACAAATAAGCCCTCCCCTTCGGAGGGTTTTTTTATATTCTAAGAAAGGAATAACAACTAAATGGCTGGAATGATTTTCACCGACAGAGTAGTAGACATCACCTATCAGGAGATTCTTCCTACTATTGTTGACCAAATTAATAACTCTAATGTATTCACTGCAATGGTGCTTACGAAACCTGGCACATGGCGCGGTATTTACGAAGTACAGCCGATTGAAACGGCCAACTCCACAACTGGTGGAAGCTTCTCAGGAATGGACACATTCCCAACAGCAGCTACAAATAACACTCGTCTAATGACTTGGTATGTAGCAGCCTACGAACAATCAGTTGTTGTTCCTGGTATAGAACGAGCAGTAAACGCTAATAACGAAAAACAAGTTATTCGCTTACTAGCTACAAGAATGGATGAAGCTAAGATTTCCGCAGCAGTATCTATAGGATCAATCTTCTATGGACTAGGCAACGGAAAAGACTTTGATGGTTTAGGTTTGATCGTAGACAACGGTACAAACACTAGCTCATACGCTGGTCTTACACGAAGCACTAACTCATTCGTAAACGCAGACGTAACAACTGTAACTAACGGAATCATCACTTTAGACTACCTATCAAGTGAGTTCGATAACGTAAGTGCAGCTGGTTCTACTTCTGAAAGTCCTACTCTAGGTCTTACTACTAAAGCTATCTGGACATACATCGAAGGTTTACTACAACCTATGGTAAGTGCTAGATATGAAACTCTACAGTCTCGCGGTTACGACCGAGTTGACGGTGGCCTACCAGCAGGAACAGCAGTTCCAGCAGGTGACAAGAGATTGTCTGCATTCGGTGGTTTCAACGCAATAAGCTATAGAGGACGACCTCTAGTAGCTGATGACCTAGCCACAGCACAAACCTTCTTCTGGATTAACCAAAACTACCTGGTCTTCAAACGACTAGTGGACAATCAACTAAACCAAATTGGTTCAACAGTTGAAGTTACAGAAGGATTCTACAAAGACGTACCATTCCCAAGCGCATGGCAGTTCCGAGAGCTAATGTCTCCAATCAACCAATATGGTGAAGTTGGCCTCTTGCTCTTAATGGGCAACCTGATTCACAGGCAACCACGTAGGGACGGTAAATTAATTAGCATAACATCGAACTAGGAGATTATAAATGCAAAACGGCCCAGTATATTTAACAAACAGTGATCTAAGCGTACTAACTACTACGAAACAAACTTCGTATGGTACTGTTGGTTTGACTGGCGATGGACGAGAGTTCCGTTATGCTTCCTTCGGTGGCACAACTACACTTGCTCCAGGACTACTTCTACAGGCAGCTACAGCAGCTCAAGGAAATGCTACAAACTCACAAGGTATGGTTATTACTGCAACATCAGTAACAGGAGCAGGTCAGACTACAGCTAACCTAACCGCAGGTTCTACACAATTAGTAGTAACTGGTGGTGGTACAAGTTACACACAAGATCAATTCGCAGAAGGATTCATGGATGTAATCTGGTCAGGTGGTCCAATCACTTATAAGATTAAAGGCAACTCAGCATCTACAGCTACTAACGGTTATACAACCATATACCTATACCCAGAGGAACCATTACGAAATACAGCAGCTCTAGTACCAGGTACAGATACAGTCAACTTGTGGATTTCCCCTTACTCAACACTTCAGTCTACCACTACAGTAAACGTTCCTATCGGTGCAACAGTTAACAACGTTGTTAACACAGCATCAGTTACTAACTACGGTTGGGTACAGACTAAAGGTGAAGCAGTACTTACAGCCGATGCAAGCTCAGTGGTTATTGGTAACACTATAGGACCATCTACTACCACAGCAGGTTATGTAGGTCTATCAGTAGCTCAGACTAAGCCAGCAGTAGGTTGGTCAAAAGCAACACAATCAACAGGTGGTGCAGGACTATCAGCATTCTTAAACATAAACTAAGCCTAATTTCGGCATAAAGAAAGGGGTTGTGATATGAGCGCAACACTAGGAAATAGAAACAGATTAGTAGAGAAGTACATCGAAGTTATTCGCCAAGATGGACTTAATACAAACAAAAACGTAAACATCGGCATTAATGGTGGTACTGGGAACTTATGGGTTAACGGTACTATCACTTCAGCCAATGGTATTGGTGCAAACAACAAGATCAACGCACCTATATTCACTTCAACTCCAGTAGCAGTTAACGCGACAGCTACATTAACAGCAGCACAGGTTGCTAGTGGATACATAACTTCTACTTCAGCATCAGCCGTTACAATGACCCTACCAACAGGAACACTCTTAGGAACAGCTCTTGGAGCAGTTCAAGGTACGATATTTGATCTAACTATCGATAACACAGCAGGTGCGAACACGGTAACAGTAGCAGTAGCAGTTAATGGTATCTTATCAGCAGCAGCCGTAGCAGGCTCAAGTGCAGGGGCAGGACTCTTAACAATTCCTTCAGGTGTAACAGGTATCGGTACCTTCCAGTTAATGTTCTCCTCAGCAACCGCTTACGTATTCTCAAGAGTAGCTTAATATGCAGCAAGAAGTACGACAGCTTACCAGCACAGATCTTCGAGTCACAACAGCAGACAAGCAAGACTCTTTCGGAGCTATTGGCCAGACAGCAGATGATAGATTGTTCCGTTATTGCCAGATAGGTGCATCTAACGTGCCTTCTGGTACAGTCTTATCTTCGCCAGCCACAGGCGCTAACTTTTTAAGTTTATCCGTCAGTGCAGCAGCTCCTATTGGATCTACAGTAGTGAACTTAACTCTTGCAGGCACAGCAACGACTATGGACCAGTTCTCGGAAGGTAATCTCGATACTCTTTCTGGAACTGGTGCAGGTGTTAGTTATAAGATTAAAGGTAATTCTTACCAGAGTTCCACTACAGGTGTAGTTCAAATAGCGCTAGTAGAGCCTCTTGTAGTAGCATTAGATACAACCTCCAAGGTGAATGTATCTCCTAACCAGTGGTCACTATTAACTTCTCAAGTCTCACTAGGCTCATCAGCAGATAACCCCAAAATCGTGGGTGCAACTTCGCTTCCTTTAAATGCCAACCAATACGGATGGATTCAATCAGAAGGACGATGTATGCTGTTGAACGATGGTGCAGGTATCTTGTATAGAGGGTTAACCTGTGTGTTGTCTACAGCCACGGCAGGTAGAATCCAACTTACAAATGCTACCTCAGATGCAGACAAACAAATAGTTGGTAATATTCTGGAACACTCTATAGCTACAGCAGGACTCCTCACCCCTGTTTATTTGACAATATTCTAGTATAGTGAGATAATATGCCTAATGAAATTAGTAGTAGGCATTTGCTCAGGGGGAACAATTCGCACAGAGACTATGATGTCTTTAATTGCCAACATCTATAATCTAGGTACACACGACCTAGCCGTAAACATACTCGCCCAAATAGGTGGGTATGTTGCATTTAATAGGAATAAATTAGTAGAAGAAGCTATCAATGCAGAGGCTACTCATCTTATGTTCCTAGATGCAGATATGATGTTCGACAATGATGCTATGTGGACTCTTCTCCAACATGCAGATAAAGATATAGTGGCAGGAAACTATAACATTCGCAGAGACCCTAAGTCAGTTAGCGGTTCGGGTTCAACAGTTAAGATGATGGTCAATGACGAAATTGTCAGCCTGACAGAACTCCCAAAGGGTGGCATATTCCAGTGTTACGCAGCTCCTACAGGCTTCATGTTAATAAACTTAGAAGTCTTTAAGAAGTTGAAGAAGCCTTACTTTGTTGAGTGGGAGGATAAGGAGGGCAATCATACCACGGAAGATGTAGATTTTTGTATTAAGGCTAATAAGGCTGGACTAGAGGTCTGGTGTGATCCTACCATTAAGATAGGCCACATTGGCAGTACAGCATATTAATGGTATAATATATAAATGAATAAGATCGACCTGGAGACTTTACTCCCAGAAATTCAAAAGAGATACTCAGAAGTAACAGATGAAGCCAAGAGATTAGAAGGTGAATTTCGTGCAGTACAAGGACTTATAGGACGTTGGATAGAAACTAAACCAGAAGAGCAGAAAGGTGATAAGGCCGTAGATGCCCAAACTAACCCCACAACAAGTTAAGACATATGGTGTTACACAAGCTAACAACCTAAAGTCGTTTAGAGAAAAATTAATGGATAAGTTCGCAGCTCACGACTACGTGAGAGTAATCAATTGTGACAGCGAACCAGTACGATGGCAGTATATGCCAGCTACAGCAGAGAACGTAACATTCACCGCCGATCCTATGAAAATTACTACTCGTGGTGATGTAGAAGTCTACCTTCTTAACCCAGGTGAGTCAGAAGTTCTTCTTGGGGAGAATGCTTATCTAATGATAGAGACACTCTATAAGCAAGTGGTAGCTAAAAAAGTTACATCTAAGGGTGAAGTAGCCCCAGGTGTGGCACGTTCTTTCAATTTCTCAGACCCTCTGTTACAAGATGAGTGGATTGATAAGATCCTTATTGGGAAAGAAACTCCTAACTTTAGTCACTTCGAGGTGGAAGAAGATGAGGCAGAGCCAACAGCTCCTCACGTAAAGGAAGTAAAGCCAAGTGGAACAGCTACCGAGCGAAAGCTTAAACAGCACCTTAGCGAACAAACAGCTTGAGTTAAAGGTTCTTCGTGAACATATCAAGGCTGCTGAG